ATGGCTCCTTTGCCGGGTTATAATTGCAATACAGTATAGCATCGGATACCGTGATGGTTAGCAAGTCACACGAAATTTTGTCGGGAGATAACCCTATGAACTTATTGAAAAATGATGCCGTTACGGTTGCACTGGCAGCCGTAAACCTTCAATATTTCACGAACGGATGCCGCGATTTAATCGGGACTGGCATTCGACCAAGTGGCGTGCCTTGACGCGCCCTATACGACTAAGGAATTGGGAATCACATGGCTATCGAAACGATCGACGCAGTGCGCGCGCGGAACTTCCACCTGCTTTTCGAGCAGTTCAAGGAGGGGGTGAGAAGGGACGACCCGACCGCGCCGGATCGGGGAATGTTGAGGCGCTTCGCCGCGCACTTGGAAATGAACCCCGTCTACCTGTCGAACCTGAACACAGGCTCGAAGACGATCGGACTACGAACGGCGCGCGAGATTGAATCCCGGCTGAAGCTTCCCGAAGGCTGGATGGACACGGACCACAGCAACAACGAAGCCGAGATGAGCGATGACGACCTTGCGTTCAGGGATTCGGTGATGGCGATGTACCGGCAGGCGCCTGAGGCGTCGCGAGCGGCCGTTCTCAGGGTGCTTCAGGCGCTGGTATTGGGTAAGCCGATCGAAGATGTACTTCCTACCGACAAATCGCGCAAGAAAGTGAATTAGCCTCTCGCAAACATTTGCGGATTGTTGCAAGTTGCGAAAATGTAAAAATTTGTATCGAAACTTGTTGCGCGAGCGGGACCGGTCCGGATACTCTTACGTACACCGCTGATCAGTTGCGGGAAAAGATACCGGTTTCGCAATCCAGAGAGGCATGACATGACGAGTTTTGGCACTGCTGGCAGTACAGAAAAAAACAATACTGCCGCTGGTGTACTGGCGGAAGGCTTACGCAGCGAAGATGATGAGTACCGCATTGCCGCGGCTGCTGCCGCCATCCCCGCGCACATGCGCCGGGAGGTTCTGGCTCACTTGCGTGAGCTTATTTGCGCCGACGCAACGCACACCGTGACGGTATGCAAATAGTGCTTGCGATACTGTGAAGGTTTTGATACGATTTATCTAACGTGTCGTTTTTGCGTCTAGCGAGGCGATGTGTTCATGTTGGTTCCGTTCGTAGATCCCCAGATCTACTTTCCGCTCTCCTGATGGATTGAGCGGCTTTTTATTCGACAGGCCGTCGCAAGAGAGATCTGCGACGGCTTTTGCGTTTCTAGGGGCGCGAAACCGGCTGCTTCAAGTGAGCGATAGCCGGCGTAGGAGCGCAGCAGATGACTTGACTCTGCTTCGCGCGAAACCTCCTGTTGAGTCTAGGTCCGCGCAAGCGTTGATCTAGCTGGCGGCGCCGGAAAGACCGGCGCTTTCATTGCTGGCTCTTCGCCGCGCAACCGGTGAAAAGTCCCATCCCGTCCTTGCGCAAAGGGCAGCGAGGGGTCAGCCATGAGAGCGCAAACCCGATACACCCTAGCCGCCGCTGGTTAGAGACTGGGATAGCCGAAAGGTGCAGAAAGCGGGCGCTCTCAACCAAAAAAGCCAGCGCAAGGCTGGCTCTCTGCGATCTATAACCGCAGCACAGGATTTCTCTGCAGGCGCGCCATCATGGCGACCGCCTACAAGCAGATGCGTTCTATTTCTCGCCGATCGGTTGGTGATCTACTGACCGGCTGACGTAATAAGCGGCGATGCAAGTTAGTCGAGTTCATGGCTTCCGTTCCTTATGGTTGTGACTTCGTGGTGATTCAGTCGCTGTCGGCGTCGCTATCGTCTGCGTCGTCGTCCAGTTCAGGCTCGCCATAGCTCTCGTCGCAATAGCGAGCGGCAACACGCGCAAGGTCGGATTCGACCGCGGTGTCGAAAGCTGTTTTCATGGCGCACTCCTAATGATCCTGAGATACGTTGAAGAAGGCCCCCGGTGCTTCTGGTGTGCGCGCCCGCTGAACGGACGTCGTTGCTGCGATCCTGACGACAAACTCGATTGACGTAGATCAGCACATGGCCGAATGATGCCATAACGGTATCTTTGAGTGCGAGAAGTTTTTGTTACAGGTTGTATTCGTGGATACTGTTGCGCGTTTTGTGTTCGTTGGCGCACATTTCACGGATACCGTGAAGGCATCTCGAATGGCTAGACGGAGGCCGCATGAAGTTTGCCGCTTACATGGTTTGCTGGCCGCTGCTTGGCGTGTTCGCTGTGATGGCATTCGTCACGGACAGCATGATCGACGTGTGTGAAGGTCTGGATTGCTTGCTGTCGAAGCTTGAGGATTACGTGGAGGCGGAATGAAGTTAGCTGAAGCTATCGCCATTGCTCGCCGCGTGATGATCGAGCACGGTGGCATCGAGTTATCGACCGTCGATATGCGCCCGCATGCGCAGCCAGTGAATCCCGACAATGCGCAGCAGGCGGAAACCGCAGCGGCATACAACGCAATGTATGCGTTCACGTCGATGCTGAACACGATTTCGCCGGAGTCGGCATGAGTTCCGGCGCGCGCGATCCGCATGCCGATATTCAGGCGTTGTGCGATGCGCTGGCGTGCGCGCTCAGCGTGATTGAGCGGCAAGGGCTTGAGAATCCGCCAGAGTGGCGCGAGACGATTGACGCTATCTCCGTACGGCTCGAAGGCCAGCACGAGCAGGAAGTGATCGCCGCGGCCGTCGCCATCATGGCGCGCAACCGCGTTATGCACTGACAAACCGAATTCTCTGTGTGGGAATGGCGTCGCACGATGTTCCTCGCATCTGCGCGCAACCAAGGGACCGCTCAAGGCAGCTAACCGGCCAACGCCGGCTCTGTGCCGCGAGCGGATCTCTACACACTCCATTTGCGCATGAGCGCTGCTCAGCAGTTGGCACTGCGGCCGAGTCCCGGCCTGTACGGGGCAGCGTTCAGCCGCAAATGATTCCCCGCGCTGCTCCCGGAGACATGCCCGCATTGCTGTAAGCGGTAGCCGGTGAGCGCGCACCTATAGCGAACATCGACCTTGCGGTCACGCGCCTGGCCGTGGAGTGGCGCGAAGCATCACGAGTAACCCCGGCAGGCCACGATAGGACGTAAGCCCCACCTCCGCCTCATCTTCGGATGAGGTTTCAAGGCGCTAGGCGTGGTCAACCCATACACACAGGAAGTGTAATGAACAGTGTGCACGCATCCGGCGCCACCATCACGATCACGCCGCACGAGGGCGAGCCGATAACGCTAGAAGGCCGGCTCCACATACCGAACGAGCACATCAACCGCAACGATTGCGAAGCATGGCCGAATAGCCTGAGTGGAGCGATCACGGTTACGTTCGACGTGCGCTGCAACGGATGGCGCGTGTACGACACGCTGTCGAAGTTGCCACGTGCGCCGCGCAAGGTGGCGCAATGGAAGCGGGAGCAAACGCCACTGCGTTACCGATAGTAAGCTGAGCGGTTTCCGCTCGACGCTCGCGCATCTGAGCGCAAGAATTCACTCAACAGGACCGATATGGCGCTGACAGACAAGCAGCGCCGCTTTGTGGACGAGTATCTGGTGGACTTGAACGCCACGCAAGCGGCGATTCGGGCGGGATACAAGCCCAAGTGGGCAGATTCGCAGGCATACCAGCTACTCCATAAAACTCCAGTCACGAAGTATTTGGAGCAGCGCCGCAAAGAGTTGGCCGAGGCAACCAAGATCACGCCAGAGGTGGTGCTCAAGCAATGGTGGGAACTCGCCAATGTCGATGTCAACGATCTCGTTGAGTATCGGCGTTCGAACTGCCGCCATTGCTGGGGCAACGACCATGAATACCAGTGGACGCATGGCGAGTTCGAGAAGGCGCAGCGTGAAGCTGAGGACGAGGGCAAGCCTGAGCCGTCGATGAGTGGCGGATTCGGTTTCGACCACAACCGCGAGCCCAATCCTGAGTGCCCTGAGTGCGGCGGAGAAGGCAAGGGGAAAATCCATGTGCACGACACGCGCCGACTGAAGGGCGCCGCCCGGCTGCTTTATGCCGGCGTGCACCAGGGTAAAGATGGCCTGAAGGTGCTGATCGACGACCGCATGAAGGCGCGTGAGCACGTAGGCCGCCACCTCGGCATGTTTAACGACAAGCGCGACGACGTGATCAAGGAGTTGGCCGCCGAGAAGATGCGGCTGGAAATTGAGCGGATGCGAATCGAGAACGAGCGGCTCCGCAAGGAAGTCGAGGACGATGACGATGCGCCGCCCGAATCGCGCAAGTTCGTGATCGAGGTCAAGGACGCACGGAAGCGCAACGATGCCGAGTCTTAACGTACCGCAGGCTCAGTTCCTGTCGATGGAGCACAAGTTTCGCGCCTACGTTGCCGGTTTCGGATCGGGTAAGACGTGGGTTGGTTGTGGTGGCCTGATGCAGCACTTCTGGGAGTATCCGCGCATCAATGCGGGGTATTTCGCGCCGTCGTATCCGCAGATTCGTGACATTTTCTATCCGACCGTTGAAGAAGTGGCTGCCGATTGGGGGCTGAAGACTCGCATCAACGAGTCGAACAAGGAAGTGCACATCTTCGAGGGACGCAAGTCGCGCGGCACGATCATCTGCCGCTCGATGGAGCGTCCGGAGACGATCGTCGGCTTCAAGATCGGCAAGGCGCTGTGCGACGAGCTCGACGTGATGAAGTCCGACAAGGCCCGGCAGGCGTGGCGCAAGATCATCGCGCGGATGCGGTACAAGGTCGATAACCTGAAGAACGGTGTCGACGTCACGACCACGCCGGAAGGCTTCAAGTTCGTGCACGAGCAGTTCGTCAAGCAGCTCGGTTCCAAGCTGAATCTCGAACGGCTGTATGGGCTGATCCAGGCGAGCACGTATGACAACGAAGCGAACCTGCCTGACGATTACATCGACTCGCTGTTCCTGACGTATCCGCCGCAACTGATCGACGCATATCTGCGCGGCCAGTTCTGCAACCTGACGAGCGGCAGCGTCTATCCGAACTTCGACCGCAAGCTGAACCACACGAACGCCGAGATCGCCGCCGGCGAGCCGCTGCACATCGGCATGGACTTTAACGTTCTGCGCATGGCCGCGGTTGTCTACGTGATCCGCGACGGTGCGCCGCACGCGGTGGATGAACTGGTCGACGTGCGCGACACGCCAGATATGGCGCGGCTGATCGGCGAGCGCTGGCGCGACAACGGCCACGCGATCACGATCTATCCCGATGCGAGCGGCCAGAACACGAGCAGCAAGAAGGCGTCCGAGTCCGACATTTCGATTCTCAAGCAGGCGAAGTTCACGATCAACGTTGGATCGACAAACCCGGCTGTCAAGGATCGCGTGCTGTCGACAAACGCCATGCTGCTGAACGGCCAGGGCGAACGCCGCATGAAGGTGAACACGCGGCGCTGCCCGAAGTTCACCGAAGGTCTCGAACAGCAGGCATACGACGAGCGCGGAGAACCGGACAAGTCGAGCGGCGTGGATCACGTCAACGACGCCGGCACGTATCCGATCGTCCGCATGTATCCCATCGTGAAGCGCCAGACGACCGTCCGCCCGCTCCACATGTAACCGAACAACACACAAGGAAGCCCGCCGCGCGCGGGCTATTTGCACATGCGCGAACAGATCGACCTTCGACTCGGCGATTGCCTGGAGGTGATGAAGGCAATACCCGATGCGAGCGTTGATTTGATTCTGTGCGATTTGCCCTACGGAACGACGGCTTGCAAATGGGATTCGGTTATCCCCTTCGAACCGCTATGGGCGCAATACAGGCGCATTGCAAAGCCGAACGCGGCGATTGTGCTGACGGCGAGCCAGCCGTTCACGACGGCGTTGATCGCGTCGAACCTGAAAGACTTCCGCTATTGCTGGGTGTGGGAGAAAGAGCAGGGCGTCAATTTCCTGATGGCGAAGAAGCAGCCGATGAAGGTGCACGAGGACGTTTGCGTTTTCTCTGTCGGGCAGACGTTGTATGTCCCGCAGATGACCGTCGGAAAGCCGTACACGAGCGGTAAGGGCGACAGCGGCGATGTGAGCGGCAACGTCAAAAAGGTGCAGACGAAGAACTTCGGCGCTCGATACCCGCGCTCAGTCATTCGCATCAACCGAGAAACGGGCTTGCACCCCACACAAAAGCCCGTCGCGCTGATGGAGTACCTAATCCGCACGTACACGAACGAAGGCGACACGGTGCTCGATAACTGCATGGGGTCGGGCACAACCGGCGTCGCATGCGCCAACACCGGCCGCAAGTTCATAGGCATTGAGCGCGATCCCGGCTACTTCGCCATCGCAACGAACCGCATCGCAGAGGCGCAATCTCGCGACCTGCTGAGCGCAGCATAAACACGACACACACATGACGACAACAGTGCGCGACCAGTCCGCCGCAGTCGCTTCGATGGCTGAGAACTGGCCGATTATCGACGCACTGCTCGGCGGCACGCCTGCCATGCGATCGGCAGGCACCACATATCTACCGCAGTGGCCCGGCGAATCCAGCGACGCATACAAGGCGCGCAAGGACACGGCGACGCTGTTCCCTGCGTTCCCTCGCACGGTCGAGGTGCTGGCAGGCAAGCCATTCAGCAAGCCTGTCACGCTGACCGACGATGTGCCGGCGCGCATCAAGGACTGGTGCGACACGGACATTGATCTGCAAGGGCGCAACCTGCATGCGTTCGCTGCGAGCGTGTCTGAGGAAGCGCTGTCGCACGGAATCACTGGCATTCTGGTCGACTGTCCGCCAGCGAATGGCGTGCGGACGCAGGCAGAGGAACAAGCCGCGGGCATCCGGCCGTATTGGGTGCATATCCATGCTGGCAACATTCTCGGCTGGCGCTCGCAGCGCATCAACGGCGCGGAAGTGTTCACGCAGCTTCGACTGCTCGAACAGGTGATCGAGGATGACGGCCAGTTCGGCGAGAAGCTGATCGAGCAAGTGCGCGTGCTGTATCCCGGCAAGTGGCAGACCTATCGCGAGTCGGAGAAGCCTGATCCGACGACCGGCAAGCCCGAATGGATTCTGCACGAGGAAGGCACGACGACGCTCGACGTGATCCCATTCGTGCCGATCTACGGCCGGCGCACCGGGTTCATGACCGCGGTCCCGCCGCTGCTCGAACTGGCGCACATGAACGTCGAGCACTGGCAGAGCAAGAGCGATCAGCAGACGATCCTGCACGTCGCGCGCGTGCCGATCCTGTTCGGCAAAAAACTCGGCGAAGCGCCAATCGTTGTCGGTGCCGGCTCAATGGTTACGTCTGACGACGAAAAGGGCGATCTGAAGTACGTCGAGCACTCTGGCGCAGCAATCGAAGCAGGGCGGCTCTCGCTGCTTGATCTTGAAGACCGCATGCGTCAGGTTGGCGCCGAACTGCTCGTCATCAAGCCGGGCAAGACGACCGTCGCGCAGACCGTCGCCGAGAACGAAGCGGGCATGTGCGCGCTGCAACGGCTCATCGAGGACGTCGAGGATGGCATCGACGCCGCGCTCGCGCTGACCGCGCGCTGGATCAAGGAAGCGAAGGGCGGCAACGTCCAGATCTTCAAGGACTTCGGCGTAGCGACGCTTGCTGAGGCATCGATCGACCTGCTGCGAGACATGAACGTCGACGGCACGTTCTCCGACGAATCGCTGTTCAACGAAGCGAAACGCCGCGGCTACATCAGCCCAGAAACGACGTGGGATGACGAGAAGCTGCGCATCAAGCAGAACACGCCGAAGGGCGAACTTGGCGCGGTCGGCATTACTGATTGACGCTTGACATTTGATCGCAAGTAGCCGTTACGAATTCGTGATTCGCGAATAGCGAACGCAAAGATCACAGATTTACGGGATACGCAAGACCACGAGCCGCACAGCTAACCCTGTGCGGCTTTTTTATTGCCGGTTCCTCGGATGAGGGGCGGCGCAACACGGCCGGATGGCCTAACAGCTCGGGTTGGATGACCTATGAAACTCAAACTGAATGATGATGGATTCGCAGTCGTGCAAGACGGCAAGCCGGTTTACCTGAACGACGAAGGCCGCGAGATTGCTTTCGACGTCGCAGGCACCGTGCAAACCATCTCGCGACTCAATTCCGAGGCAAAGGGGCACCGCGAACGCGCGGAAGCGGCCGAGAAGGTTGCCAAGGCATTCGAGGGCATCACTGACGCCGCCGCAGCACGCAAGGCGCTCGAAACCGTCGCCAATCTCGACGCGAAGAAACTCGTCGATGCCGGCGAGATCGAGAAAGTGCGCTCGGAAGCCATCAAGGCTGTCGAGGACAAGTACGCGCCGATCGTTGCCGAACGCGACACGCTTCAGCAGTCGCTCGTCAACGAGAAGGTCGGCGGCAGCTTTGCGCGCTCGAAGCTCATCGCGGAAAAGCTCGCGATCCCGGCTGACCTCGTACAAGCGCGCTTTGGCGACGCGTTCAAGCTGGAAGGCAATGAAGTCGTCGCCTATGACAAGGGCGGCAACAAGCTTTTCAGCCCGAGCAACCCCGGAAAGGTCGCCTCGTTCGACGAAGCACTCGAACTCATCATCGATCAGTACCCGTATCGCGATTCGATCCTCAAGAGCACCGGCGCATCTGGCGGCGGCGCAACGGGCGGGTCGGGTGGCGCATCTGGCGGCAAAACCATTACGCGCGCGGCGTTCGACGCTCTCCCGCCTCACAAACAGGCGGAAGCGGCTCGCAGCGGCGTGTCT